CAACTGCTGCGGTTGCTCAAACAGGTGTGGCCATCGACCAAACTGAAGTGTTCGTAGCTTCAGTAGCTAATGATGTAGTAGAAGAAAGATTTGAAGTTCCTAGCTTTATAGATACCTTTGTAGACTTTGATTCACTTAATAATTGGGGTCAAGAAATAATGATAGAAAAGGTAGAAGCTGCACAAGAGTTTGTAGAAAAAGCAGAATCTATCGCCTCACCCTCCTCTTCACAATCTCAAACTCCCTCTTCTGAGGATTCCAAATCTTCATCTTCACCATCTTCACCAAGTGCTTCTTCCGATAAATCTTCTCAGCCTTCCAATACTGAGAAATCCCAAGAGTCAGAACAAAAACAATCAGAAACAAAAGAGGATAAATCATCTAAAGGCGATTCAGAAAAAGGTAAACAAGATAAGCAAAAGCAAGCCCAAGAACAAAAAACTGAAGATAAACAAGAGTCTCAAGAAGAATCATCCTCTGAGCCTAGCACAGAAACAAAAGATGTCAATAATGAATTACCTATAATAGAAACACCTATTGATACAAATGACCAATCAATAAGACAAGTATCACCCACATCATGATAGAATACATATTAACAAACTATAAAGACAACTTACTAGGTATGGGATTTGCATACATTGGTATAATATCTATTATTATGATGTTTTTGCCTAAAGACAATTTCATCAAAAAGATTTTCAAAGAATTTACATCAATATTTACAACCTTATTTAAGAAATGAGCCACGAAGCCACAACCCGTCCACTAGCTATAGAAGAATCCGATTACGATTGGGGTGATTCTATTACATCAACTAATTACAATTATTTCTATGTGCCCTCTATCCCGGAATGGGCATATAGTGAGTTTGATGGATTACTATACGAGGGAACACAATACAACTGGAATGAAGTAGATTATAGACTTTCGGTAGATTACAATAGTGTGCCAGAGCCTTCATTTGTTGGTTTTGTAATGGGACTTTTATTATTATCATTGGTTTTATTTAAGAAAAAATAATGTCTAAGCTAAATAAAGACAAAATGAAGTGCAATGTACCTCGAAGGCAAGTCCAAGGGGGCAAGAAGTTTGTCGTGAAAGCATGCCAAGGTGGTAAAGAAAAAATTGTTAGATTCGGTGATGCCAATATGACAATCAAGAAAAACAATCCTAAAAACAAAAAAAGTTATTGTGCTCGTAGTGGTGGTATAAAAGGTAAGTCAAATAAGTTGTCAGCCAATTATTGGTCTAGGAGAGCTTGGAATTGCTAAATGGCTAGATATGACACATATGTAAAAAATGATGATAGATTCAAAGAAGAAGCTGATAGTGGATTCATTGGGTTTAATAATCGTTTAAGAGCAGACCAGTTACAAGCTGGCATGTTAGCCAATAGTGAAAATGGTAGACTTTCTTTAAATGGTGAATGGCAAACTAGAAAAGGGATTAGCAATGAACTAGCACCATTATCGGTGGGAGATAGTGCTCTTACCTTACCATTCGATATGTTAAGTGACGCTGGTGGTGGTGCTGAGACAGTAGCTGGTACTATTGCTTTATCTAGTGGTAGTGGCTCAAACCTAGTAATTACACCTGCTAGTCAGATAGATAAATTTGGTTCTGATGGTAACAAAGGAACATTAAATATTAGTGGAACAAGTGATTCGGATGTAGATAAAAATCACATATATACTAGAAGTGGTTCTACATTAGTTGTAACTGGTTCATTTACTTATACAGGAAGTTGTACACTAAAAATACAAATATTAAACGATGATGTTATTAATGATGTATATGGCTCTTGTTTATTTTCAGACCCAAGAACATCACAAAAAGAATACATTATACTAGCAGCTAATACAAAGGCCGTAGCAATTGATGTATCAAATGTAGCAGTTAAGTACGACATACCATATCCAGCATCAGGAGAAACTGTTGGTTCACCTGTGTCTATGATTCAAACCTTTAATAAGGTTTTTATATTTAGAGATGGTAAAACAGCTTTTGAAATAGACTTGGCTGAAAACGATATAACTAATCTAGGTAGTACCAAGTTTTCATTGGTAGAAAGTGGCTCTTTTGCCGCACCTGTGCAACTAGCACCATCTTCTATTTCCATAACAGATGGCGTGGCTACAGCTACTTTTTCTAGCTCTAGTGCTATGGGAGCTGTAAAAGTTGGCGATGAGGTTATGATTGAAGCCGCAGGTAGCCCGTCTACATTTACTGTAGGGACTAGAGTTGTGGTACATGAAAGAAATGATGCTGGCCCTACATTTAAATTTTTTATACAATTACCGAACACAGGTGGCAATGTTAGTGGTGTAGTGCTATCCCAAGAAGTTTCCGGGGGATTGGGATTTACCCACATGCCTGCTCCTAAATATGGTGTATACCACCAAAGAAGACTTTGTGTTCCCTATAAATATGAAACCACTGCTAGTAATAATGTTTTTACAGAAAGGAAAAATTTAGATGAAATACTTTTATCTGATTTATTGGATACAAATTCATACGACCAATTATATGCCCAATTTAGGTTCAATGCTGGTGGTGCTGATTTTAATGTAGGTATGTTGTCTTTCTCAGATGATAAATTAATTGTATTCAATAGAAATAGCATACACCTTGTAACTGACTCAATACCCTTAGAATCATCTAAGGTAGAGCTATTGACAAACGAAGTTGGTTGTACAGCTAGGAACTCTATTGTTCAAGTTGGTAATAATGTTTTATTCCTATCAGACAATGGTGTTTATGGGTTAAATTTCCAAGATTTATATAATTTAAGAGGAAACGAAGTTCCATTATCTCAACCGATACAAGCTCTAATCAATGATATTGATACCAATAATTCTGATAAAGCTGTTGGTTTATACTTCGATAATAGATATTTTCTAGCAATACCAGTTGGAAGTAATCAAGCGTTTAACAATAGATTAATTATATATAACTTTTTGAACAAGTCTTGGGAGTCTATTGATACCGTAGGTGACGAAAATTTTGCATATACTAATCTTATTGTAGCTGGTAAAGGAACATCTAGAGGTGTTTATGTAGTGAACACCGATGGTGGATTACATAAGCTAGACCAAATAGAGTCTGGTTCTGATTTTGTTATTACATCTATTGGTGGCTCTGTTGAAGACCAGCCAATTAGAGCAATTGCTACAACTAGAATGTTTAACTTAAAATCAATAGATAGAAAAAAATGGAATAACTTTGAGTTACATGTTCAAAGTAGTGCAGATAATGAATCTAATTTAAGTATAGAAGCTATAGCAGAAAACCCTGACTCAATTAATGGACAAGGTGTGGATACAACAATTGACCTAAGGGATGCGAACTTTTATATAGGTCAAAATATACCCCAAGATGAAGATGTTTCAATAAGAGGTAGAATAGGAAACATCAGAGCGTACGGCCTACAATTTAAATTAACAAGTACACTAGGAAGACCTAGATTAAGGGCTATTAAGGTAGCAGGTTCAGAGACATATCGCTCGACAAGTAGTGTACAATAGTAAATAAAGATGGCTATTCTCAAAACAGGAACAAATAGTGGTAGTGGTTTTAGTTCAGGTGAACAAGTAACTGCTACTAAATTAAATAATTCAATAGATGCTGGTAAATTCGTGAATGAATCTGGCAATCCCGTAACTCCTACGGGGAATGGAACATGTACTGTAAACCAAGGTTTGGAGGTTAGTTCTTCAACTGGTCAATTACAAATCAAGAATGGTGGTATAGCATTCGCAAAATTATCTACGACTCCTACAACAGATTTGGCGGCATTGACTGCTACTGGTTACTATGGTATTATCAATGCTATATATCCTGTAGGTTCAATATATATGTCGTACACTAATAGTGGAGACCCTGATGATATTCTATTTGGAGGTTTTAATCACACCACATGGGTGAGAATAGAAGGAAAGGTATTAGCTGGATACAATAACACTAGTGGTACATTTAATCATGCCCCTAATACCACAGATGGCACAGGTGGTGATGAAACTATAACACTAACCGCTAGTCAAATACCAACTCACAATCACCTTAATACTGCAAGTCCCGGAGCTGCAAGTAGAAAAGTGTGGCACGATACCCAAAGTGGATACAATGGAACTAGAACTAGTCACTTTGGTGATGGTAGTGGTTACGCTGGTATCTCGTTAATGTCTAGCTTAGTCCAAGATTTTGGTGGGGGAGGCTCTCACGATAATTTACAACCATACCAAATTGTTTACATGTGGAGACGAACAGTATAATATGAAGAACTTTTTAATTAATTTATTTACACCTTTAGATACACTTATCTTTAACCTTATGGTTAAGGTTGGGTTTATTAAGCCTATTTTGGGTGGTTTAATAGGAGGCTATGGTGCTAGAAAAGCAGCTAAACAACAAGCACAAGCATTGCAAAGAATAGCTGATGATGTAAGAAGCCCTAAGGATATTTTGCTAGATACATATGGTGAGGAAGGAATGTTCTCACAAGATGTTATGGATAGGCTTATTGGAACTGAAGAAAGAGTTATGCCTCAGTTCATAGGATTGCAAAAAATGCAAGCTAGGGAAGCTTTACTTGGAGAAGGTGGACTATCTGATATACAAGCCGACCTAAGGGACAAAAGTCTTGCAAGGATAGAGCAACAAGGTGACTACATTAGGGAAACACTAGAAGACCCAAGATTGAGAGCAATGGCCGAAAGAAGAATGGATATTGCTAATAAAATGCTAGATGAAACAGATTCCCCACTTTCTTTCCAAGAGCAAAGAAATATATCTAGAGATGTAGCTGGTAGTCAATTTCTTAGTGGTACTGATTTAAGTAATCGTGCTGTTGCAGAAGCCGCACTTGGTAGAGAAGACTTTAGACAAAAGAAACTAGATAGAGCACTTGGTGTTTTAACTGGTGCAGAAAAATCGATAGCAAACATGGCTGTAGACCCATACTCATTTGAGACCGCTGCCGCATCTACTCCGGGAGGTTCATTAGCTAGTGCATTCCTAGGTGGAACACCGGGAGGTGTATCAACAGACCCCGGTTCGGCTATCAACTTAGGACTAGCTGAAGATGATTACATGGCTAACCTAATGATGCAAAAAGCTGGCATTAAGGCCAAGGGTAAAGCTGCATTCTACCAAGGTGTGGGCGATACATTTAATCAAGCCTTTGATTTCTTCACTTAATTTTATATAAACTATGGCATTTGCAAAAGGAACACAAGTTGACCCTAGGTTGAGAGCAATAGATTTCTCTCCTATGTCTAGAGCTACCGATGATATCATAGCTGGCTATCAATCTATGGGTAAAAGCATAGATAGTGCTATCAAGGGATTTCAAGAAAAAAAACAAGCTGAAGAAGAAAAAAAGGTAAAAAGAGAGTCTATTGATTTTGTTTTACAAAATGCTAATCTTCCTAAGGAATACAAAAAAGGTACTCAAGGATATGATTCACTTATCAAGACACTAGAAAAAGAAGATGATTTTTTAAGTAGCATTGAGAGCGTTATTGAGCTAGGAGGGGCAGGAGCATCAACAGGTGTTTTATATACTGAGTCAGATTTAATTGAAGGCCGTGGAAAGGGTTTAAACATTAAAGGAGTTCCAACAGGTCG